TGGAGAAATAAATAGTGTTATAGATATTCTTAGCGTTGCATTTCGGGAAATACAACTTCTTGTCTCCGAAGAAGGTGACACGAATCTGCCTGCGATTATCATACATAATCAGGCTGTCTATTTCTTCCTCCGTAATGGAATTGACATCGACACGATAACAAATATGTGCGAGAGATAGTTCTACTGCTCTCATTTATTTAATTGGTTGTTGGTTTAATAAATACTGCTTTTGCTCCGTTAATCTGGTATCTTTTCCTGTCATGATTACCCTGTGATGACACTACCCACAAAGTCTCTTTCGGGGTATCATCAGGGATCGGCGCGTCTCCATCCGTGAAATAGATAAGCGCGTCATACTCACGACGATGTTTATTGAAATAGTCCACCGGCGGCTGGAAGTCGGTGCCTCCATGTCCGTGCAGGATCTCTGGTATGCGTCCTTTGAAGTCATACTCATGCTGGATAACCGTATCACATTCCAGGACATGGAACGACGCCTTCTCTTTCAGCGTCATAATCTGTCCGAAGAACTCACGGTATTCCGGCATACAGACGGAACCGGAGGTATCGATAGCCACGAGGATATGACTCTTACGCTGATGCCTGTTGCCTGCCGCATCGGGGAACCGACGGGACTCGCGCTTCTTGGACTTGCGGATCAATTCCGTAAATTCATTGCCGAGATAACGACGGAAATAACGACGCCAGTCCGCTACGGGCTTGGGCTTCTTGCGGATTTTATCAATCCTTCCTGCAATCTCACCGGGAATGGTTCCTTGTCTCTTCTCCGTCTCCTCCGCAGCGAAATCCAGCATGGTATCGATTACCTGCTGTAACTCCTGGGTCTCTTGTTCGGATTCGCAAGTGGGCCAGCGGGAATGATCATCGAATCCTTTCGGAAGAGATTTACAATCATCATCCGTAATCGACGGCGCCGGCTGAGGCTGACCGGGAACATCGCTCCTGAGCGTATCAGCATTTCCTCCAGGTTGCCCTTGTTGTTGTGCTTCATTCTTCTGTCTATTGTTCTGTTGTTGAAGTTTATTCTTATCTCTTTCCTGAATACCGCCTATTCCGCCATTACACGGCTTTTGGGGTTGCTGAGCCTGCGCTTGCTGCTTTTCATCCTGAAGTTTCTTTTTCAAAAGATTAAAATACTCTCTTGAGCCCTCATTCTTCTTGAACCCGAAGTCCTCACACCAGCATCCGCCCGCCTCTTTCTGCACCTTGTCCCTGTTAATATAACAGTTGGCTTCCAGGTCAATAGCGACATTACATAGGTCATGAGACTCTCCGGCCTCTTCCTTATCTTTCATCGCCGTGAAATGATTAAGCGCAAGATGCAGACATTCATGCTTCAGAAGCTCAAGGACGGTATCGGTATTGAACTTATTAATGAAGTCAGGGTTATAGAATAGCTTGAAGACATTACCTCTGCGCCCAACCGCGATGGTACCGCATGCCGGCTCTTCCACTCTCTCCATACTCGATAGGATAATACCATAAAATGGCTCCTGCATGGAGAACATCATACATATCTTCTCAAAGTCCATAACTATTCTTCTATTTGACAACCATTAGCCGCCCATTCGGCATTGACAAACGTAACAGCCTGTCCGCCAATTCGTGTAGGGAATGTATAATCTCCATCCACATCCATCTCGTCGAAAAACTTACAATCCGGCTCGGGCACACAATAGTATATTTCATACTCGTTATCCAACCACTGTGGATCAAGTTGAATCTCTCTTTCTTTCATAACTATGGTGTTTGTGCTTCACAATCAAAATCGCTTACTCCAAGCAAACCTCTGTCTAACTGGTCTCGAAAGATTTCAGTTGCGTCTTGCTCGGCATATTCCATCGCTTCGTCAACATCTTTCGCCTCAACCTTAACATAAATTGGAGTCGAGAACATTACCTCGATTTCATATTCTTTTCTTGCCATACTATTCTTCTATTTCTTCTACATCGGGGTCCGCATCGCATTGAACATTATGGACAATCTGCGCATCATACTTCTTCTTGCCCACTTCAAACTCAGCATTTTCAAGCGCTTCTTCTTCGTTGTTTGCTTTAACTTCTACTGTTACGCATGTATGATAGTAGAATGTTACCGCGTATTTCTTTTTAATCTTCGGCATAGTAAATAAAGATTATATGTGTATCTTCGGTATTCTTGATGCCAATCTTGAAGCCATCTGGGTCTTGCCAAGCAAGCGCAAGCAATTCATAACATACAAGTTGTAAATCTTCAGTAGAAGCAAATTCATATTTCACGCCCTCATTGGTATATAACTGAGCGTCTACTATTTCAACACCAAATTGTTTGCATGTCGCAACAAACTCTTTATCTATATTAAACTCACTCATTTCTGTAATTTCCAAACATCCTGTACCGCAACAACTCCCCAGGTCTTGAACAAATCGCTTGGGTCTTTACTCTTGAATTCATCAGGAATACATATGTTATGCAACTCCGGATAGAGTTCAATCAGCTTCTTCGCATTATCCTGTCCCGGATTATCATTGGTGTGATTGAAATCATTATCATACCAGAGATAGACATTCTTGAACCGAGCAAGGACCTGCTTCATGACCTGTGGTTTGGGAATATATCCTTCTCCCTGCAAAGACATGGCTGGTACGTGCAGATTCTGCCACAGACACATCGCATCCTTGCGGGAAGACGTGATGATACACGCCGAATCATCCTTATTCTCGGCATAAGCAAATGCCTGCTTCCATAAGTCCCAAACAGAATGGTCATGCTTGGACAGCCATTTCATCTTCTGGGAGAAAGGCTGATAGAGCTTAACGCTCTCAATTCCGTCCTTCCACTCAAAATAGGCATAAGCATACTTATCCATAGGGACGCAGATAGTCTGCTCGATTCCGTTCTCATCATCGTGTGTAAAGAAGGCATGCGAAATCGGATAAACATTACACCAGATACACATCTTCTGAGAAATTCCGTAAGATCCCCAATATTCCAGATCCCAGGTACGCCATTCCCTGACTTTGACCTTAATCTTGGAATTGCTGGTGATATGTATCTTTCCCTTATATTTTCTAACCAAATTGAAATGCGGTATTCTCTCACCCTCGTCCAATTTCATCTTCATCAACGCTTCCTTATAATCGCAATCCCACAGCCGCATCATCAAATCTATGGTCGTTCCATGCTCTCCTGTTCCGAAATCATACCAGAACACTTTACCATTCCATTCCGTCAGGGAGAACGACGGGTTATGGTCGTCATCCCTGAGCGGAGAGGAAATAGAGCACGGAACCTTCTTGATGTCCAAATATCTCGTGAGAATGTCCTTGTCAGACAGTGATACGTCTTCACGATATATCGGAATCTCTGTTGCGTGCGTTGAGGTAATCATTTGCTATAGGGGGAGATCATCCCAAGGATCTTTGTCATCAGCGGCGAAATTGCCGTTGTCGTCGAACATGCCGACGGAATTGTCCTTGATGTCCGTAGTGGCGGTCTGCGCCCACTCTTTAACAGGCTCGGCACTGAAAGTATCCGTGGAATTCGGATGACTCTCATAATACTTCAGAAGAATATTCTTGGCAACGTTATACTCGCCGGAATTCTTGTCAGGCTTGGCGTTGTTGCTGATGAACCTGCTGTTGATGAATGTCTGATAGGTCTTGTTCTCGTCATTGGTACGGACGCCGAATACGACCTTGACCTGGTTCTTCGGCTGAAGACGGAGATAGCCTTCAAGCTCAGACACGTCACCGTTGCAGAGCTTCTGCCAGTTGTCGAATGCGAATTTGCCGGGATTCTTCGTATCCACATAACCGCTCGCGCTCTGGCTATATACCTGGAGCGGAGTGATATTGAGATACTTGAAGATGAACGATACAAGCTCCTCCTCGCCACGATGACACATGCGATAGTCGGAACTGATATTCGCTTCACCATTCTTATATCGCGGAATCTGACGGGCGCGGATCTCTTCGCGGGTTCCCCATGCAGTACGACCAAAGCTGTCGATTACCTTGCCTTTGGTGCCGTCGGCATTCTGAGAGACCTCGTTGCTAATCCAGAAGTCAAGCGGAACAATGGGCTTGTCCTCGAGGTCTTCCAGCGTAACAAGCAGACGGATCTTCGTGGACTTAACCTGCTTGCCGTCACGCTCCTTGATAACGATATACTGCGGCTCATTAGCTCCTTCGGGAACATTCCAACCAAGTGTCTGGAGCTTGGCATTATCAGGATTGACACACAGCACATTCACAGAACCAACGCCGATATATTTCTTATATTCAACAGATTCCGAAGTTTTACTCTCGTTATAATTTTCAATCATAGTAATAATTAATTTATGGAATTAATATTTCTGTAAACGGAGGCATCTCCATCCGATGATATTCATATTTGTCACCTTTGCCCCTCCATTCCCAAATGTCATCGGATTCTTCTCCATCACCGTGGAGGACGAATGTAATGTTCGGAAATTTCCTGGCGAGCGCCTCCATATCCTTTTCCCAATCATACCATTTCCAGTCATTATCTCCATTATCTTTAATTAACTGCTTAATGAGATCTGAATCAAGATTGAACTCATTTTCGTCTGGCTCAAAATCATTGAGAGCCTGTGTGTCTTCCGGGCTGGCGTAGTATGACAGTGTGAAATAAGTATAATATCCCATGATTAGTCTTTCCACTCGGCAGGGAAGTCGCCCCAGCCATCGTTGTCATCCTCTTCTTTCTTCTCCTCGGACGACTCTTCCCAGGGGAGGTCATCGGGATTTTCCGTAGATTCCGTAAATTCCGTAGATTCCGCAACAGGTGTCTCAACCTCTCCGACGACCTCCTCATCCACGACCTTCTCTTCTTCGACAAACGGAAGATCCTCGACTACCTCTTCCTTCTTCTCTTCTTCATCTCTCTCGAGGATAGTCTCTACCGCAGTCTTACGGGTGCGACGCTTCTTGGGTGCAGCCGCGGGCATGTTGCCGGCATCAAGACCAGACCAATACTCATACTGCTTGGTGGTCTCCTCCAGACATGCGACAAGGCTTGCTTTAGCTTCTTCAAGCTTCTTGCGATAGATCTCGTCGATATTAGCGATTTCATTTTTAAGCGTATCCATCGCGCTTGAAAGATTATCAAGAATGTTCTTGACAATCGGATTTTCTTTATTATCAGCTTCGAACATTTTGGTACTAATAGTTAAGTGATTTACTTATAATTTGTAATGTTTGATATATTCCTTTGGGACATTGTTAGTTACGGTATACAGGAAGCTCTCGTCTTTCGTATTGTCGATTACCGGCACATAAATAATTGGGTTATCACTCCGCAATATTCTTCCGATAGACTGAATAGTAATTCGATTTGAATTGCCGATACTACCCAGGACACCGCACTGAATATCGTTCAGATTCTGTCCTTCGATGAGCTTGCCGACGACATAAAGTTGGTTAATCTCATGGTTGTTGAAGCGATCCAGAATCTTCTGCGACTTCGGAGTCAGCGAAGTATAAGCCAACTCACCTCCCAATTTCTTCGCGGAGTCAATCGACGAACAGAAGCACAGGAATCTCTTGTCTTTCTTCTTAAGCATGTCGCACACCCTTTCAACACAATCCTCCTTCAACTTGCCGAGTATGCGTTTACGCTCCGAACCCAGTCTCTTCATTGTAATCTTATTCCAATCGGACGCATGGTTATTATATGCGTTTACCGCATTCTTGACCTGGTCGTCAATTCTGGAATAAACTTCCCATGCAGTGGCGTTCCCGAACTTCGTGATATACTTCCTGTTGGACCTGTCGAGTTCCATATGTACGATCCTTACGGAAGGGGACGGTATGAAGCCGGCATTGATTGCATGCTTCATGTTAATCGACCATACCGTGAAGTCGCCATAGATACGCTTCAGCGTGGCTTTCTCTTCATCCCGAAGATAAGCACCGAGGGCAAGCACATAATTTGACTTTATCGTAGACAGATAGGCTTCCTTTAGGTCCGTGTCGGCATGTGGCGCTTCATCGATAACCAACAGATGCCACGAGGTATTCTGAAACTTATGAATCGAAGCATAGCAGGCGATTTCCACACCATCAGTGTCGACGCCGAACTTGTCAAACTCCGCATACCAGTTCTTGATGTTATCAGTCTCCGGTACGAGGATAAGGGCTTTGCCGGGCAGTGCCTTCAGGAATTGAAGGGCGACACCGGACTTACCGGTACCCGTAGCCCACTGACATATGAGCCTTCTGTCTTGATAGAGTCTGCGCGCTGCCGATACTTGCAATTCATCACGCGTCATACTATCCGTAATATTCGTCAATCTTCTTGGCTACCAGCGCAAGGTCATTCGGAATGAATTCTTCATCGAACATACCCATAGGGCTTTTTGCCGGAATCTCCGCGCCGTTCCTGTCCAGGGTGCGATTGGTGATGAAGCCATAGGTAATGGTACGGTCCTCATACTTCGGATTCGTGAACAGGACGATGTCCACATTCTCCAGGATATTATACTGGGAATCCAGCAACTTACCCACGGTGGAAGGCTTGTACTCGGTAGCGCCGCTGTCATTCACGGAATTCTCGACATGATATTCCATGAAGACCTTCATATCGTCACGGAGGTTCTGGATAGCTTTCAGAATCTGCTGCATATGCATGGCGAACGCCGTATACTTGGCATAGTCCTTCTGGTTGGCGGTCTTGAAATACTCCTGACGAATGATATAAGTGCCGTCAGTAATGACGACATTCTTGATATGTTCCTGCTTGTTGGCCCAGTCGAGGGCCTTCAAGACATCCTCATAGCCCGGAGTCAGAAGCATATTCTTCTGGTCCGTGCCATAGATGCCGTCATATTTGAACGGCAACGTGCGGTTGATGACCCGCAGGATAAACGTCTCCTTCGGATTGAGCGTCCGAATCGAGGTAGTCTTACCTGTACCGGTCTTACCGCAAATCAAAATTGTCTTTGCCATATTATGAACCGATAATATCCTGGATATTTACCTTGACAGTCTTGACACAATAGACATCGCCGAAACGATAACCAAGCCTGTCAAGATGCTTGAAGATTTGCCGGGGCGTGAAATCATCGAGGGTCTTCTCCTTGACTTCGGCAGCAGGCGTTGCAGGAAACTCAATCTTGGGCTCCTCGGTCTTCGTAACGACAAGCACTTTTTCTACGGGCTTATTATTATTAGCCCACTCTTCGGACTTCTTGATCCAATCGTTCATAGGCTTGATGGTACCGACGACCTTACCGTCGACCTTGATTTCCGGGAATTTAGGCTCTTCCTTCGGCTCGGCGGCTTTCTTCTCATTCTTGAGCTTCTCATTCATCTTCTGCTCAGCATAGCGGTAACGTGCACACATGTTGATAATGACACGCTTTCCCAGATTGACTTCTTTGGCGATTTCATCATAAGAATAGCCCTTGTGCTTCATCGTAATGACTTTGGTGGTCAAAGCCATATCATACTTTTGACTCATTGTAATTGTTTGTTTAATAGTGTTAAAAGGAGAAATGATAAAACTTTCTTAATGGAATTGATGCGCTGCATGCGGCTGGCGCGCAGTTCTCTGGTCTTGTTGTAATACTTTTCTATATCAGTGTCGTTGGGCCTTGGCAGCTCTTCGAAATTACATACTGCACCGTCAAAGAAGAGGGAGCAGATGCCTCCCATCTCGCCGTCACGATTGGCAATCACCTTCATGAAGCGGGCATTGGTGCCAAGACCATAACCTGTCTCATCCTGGATGATATATCCGGCGAATTCCTTCATGCCGAACTTGCTCGGGTCAAACAGACCGAGAACGAGATTGGCGTCACGGGCAGTATATTTCGAATCACCAAGGGTAGCGGCAGTCGGCATCATCTTCTTCGCCTTGATCGCCTCAAGTCCCTCGCTGTCCGACGCCTGCTGCTGAATAGCCACACAGGTGAAATGATAGCGGTTACGCAGATACTTGACGAAATACTCACTCATCTTATCCACCGCGTCCTTCGTCTTGAATCCCTGCTCCTTATCCACCAAGCCGATATGGTCTATAATGACAATCTTGTAATGATTCGGGTCATTGTCTTCATATGAATCAAATACATCTATCATCTTGTCAGACAGACCGCCATTAGCCCTCTCTTTATGTGACTTATATTTACCTACTTTCTTTGCATATGCCTCGCAACTGCGGAGAATACCGGTAGGATTGGTATTCTCCGAGTCAAACTCAACACATTTTTCGAAGAATTCCAGTCTTTCTTGGTATTTCTTACTCTTGAGCAGATTGAGGACTTTCTGGTCCAGCGGGAAGTCGGAGGATGTAGACCGTAAGTCAGCCGGGGCCACGCGAATCTTGTCCAACTTATACAGAAGATAGCACATGTATCTCTCTATAATACGCTGAACAGACTCCTCAAGCGCGAAATACATAATATGCGCAGAACACTCGGTAGGATGCTCAAAGCAATAGTCCAGGACATTGAAGACATACAGGAAGTCCGTAATCTGGGTCTTCCCGGTTTTCTGATTGGCCGTAACTACTACATATTGAGCTTGCTCCACGCCCGGCACTTCATTCCTGAACCGCTTAAACGGGAAGGGAATACAATTCACGCCTCCCTTAAGCACATTCTCCCTGCGCTTCTCGAGATTGCTGATCACATCCGAAGTCTTCTTCAAATCATTCAGCCCCAGTCCATACGCCTCATATTCTTCCTGTGTAATCTGAACAAATGTGGATGGGTTGTGTTCTGAAATCATATCACGAAGTCTTCAAAGGTTCCCTGTTTCTCTTCCGTCTGTCTGTTCTGCAACATCTTGAGCAGCGTGGACTCATATGTGACCTTGATAAGCCCATTATCATCTACCGCCATCTCTTTCTTCTTGAATATGAAATACTTGAGAAGTTGCATATATTTGACGGAAGAATGCTCGAACTGCGCTATATATACGCGTGCCGCCTCAAGGACATCATCGACTGTATAAGGCTCTTTCACTTTCTCATGCTTCCAGATGAACATAAGTCTCTCCCGAAGCACCGGAACGCTCTCTTTCCAGTCGAACTTGCCGTCTTTCTTGCCCTTGGGCCATAGATTCCATAGACCTTGTGCCGCTTTCTCGAAGAAATCTTCATTCAGCGGCACGATTTCGTAGGAATGTTGAGGCGCGGCCCCTGTGTCGTACATGTTTTTGTACACTTCAGGGGCGACGCCGTTATCAATAAGATACTTTGCACAGAATCTTATTCTATCATCATTCTGATTCATTTCAGTATAATAGGGTATACTATGGGGCAATGCGCTCCATATCAGTCTTCCATGTGCTCAAATATAATGATTTTCAATGAAAGAAACAAAGTTGTTTCAACATTTTTTCATGTCTATGAACGCTATGGTTTTCACCTCTGTCATCCATGAACAGCATGAAGGAGTATAGCCGTGCTCGGTGAGCCAGGCATCATAGTCGAAATCAAAAGTCGGTTGAATGTCTGTATCCAGAATATCAACCGACCCGTCAATGTGATTCAATACCGCTATTTTCATTTAATTTCAATATAAAAAAGAACAAAGCCGAACTTGGTTACAGTCGGCTTACATCCTCCGTGCATCAGAGCTAATTAAGCACTGGGACCTCTGACTACCAATCTTAGTTTCCCTTCAGATTTGTCCTGCAACAGTTCGGCAATGTTCTATTAAACTTCCATCCTCCCTTCCGAGGAAAGCCCCGTACTCTCATTACCTACGGGGCTTCTTTAGTCCCAAACGGTTCTCAAATGGACCGTAATTACTTTATGTCAAAGTTAAATTCTACTAAAAGCGCGGGGCATTGGGTCTATTGTCCTTATGTCATCCGCAACGGTGTGAAGTATTTTCCTACACGGGCTAAATACTTCAGGTTCTGGGTAGCGGATTAACCGCGTTAGTTCCGGCAGGATGGATGAGTGAGAGCTTCCATCTTGCTTTCTGTCCCGCGCTCGTTGGTTCATTTCGTTTCCTCCGGTATTTCTATTCTTGGTAATTGTTCAAGCATTTCCC